GTGGTTATTATCTAGTACGTTAGCCTCAGAGCATCCGCACGCCTCTCGCCATGTCATTGTGGAATCACAATAGCTGCCGTCACTATTAACTTCATGAGGATTAGGTAAATCAGACCTACCTCTCGTTGCTATGTCGATATCATATTGCTCTGTGGGTTTTGGAATATCGTGAGAGTCTGAGCAAGGGCCGTCACATGCGTCACAAAAGTTTTCCATCTGTGCATCACTCATTTCCATCTCCTTTGACTATGTCCTCTGGTCTCTATTATACTCTAGCCCTACAGTGTATGTCAAGTGGATTAGCTAGCATTAGTCAGCAGATGAAACTCCGCTAATGCTAGGGCTTTGGCAGTGTCTATTTCCTGCTCAGATAGATTCGCTCCAGTAGCTATGGCATCTACCATCCTCACGCAGTCACGGAGTTTCTTCTTTGTTGGTGCGGTCAGTGCTAGGTAAAGCCCAAGGGTTACCGCTTCTACCGGAGTCTTAGGTGCTTCTCTGGCTATGGTCATGTGTCTCCTTCCTATCCTAAATTTAGCTGTTCGCTAGCTCATCACGATATTGTGGGAGCTTATCAGTGACTATGTCCAAGGCATGTTTGATATGGTTCATAGCCTCATCTAGGTATTCCTCGAAATATTCAAAGGTATCTAAGGAATCCTCGTATCCGGCTGGATGTTTTCCGAATTCCCTTAGTTGTTCGCCAGCATTCTGCACAATATCCTCGACCCAAGTATCACGCATATTATCCAGGTCTTCCATCTGCTCCACTAAGGCGTACAATTGTTCCTCTATTTTCTCAATATCCCTGACTTTTATTGTGTGTATCATCTACTAGACCTTCCTATCCTTTCTTCCCATGTTTGCGTTTGCCCTCAAGCCAGTCAGCCCCACAATTGAAACAGGCAACCCATGACCTAACTGGAGTTCCCCTACTACCATCACCGCATCTACGCTGCGAGCATCCGCATTTGCATTGACAAATTTCCATCATTCTGTGAAAAACCCTTGCATCCTAATAACTCTGCCGTTGGTCAACTTTATCTGTATGCTGTTAATCGTGCCGCCTGTCTGGTATCCGATTACCTCTGCGCCTTTTAGGTCTGGATGTACTGAGTTGCCTGATAAGTGGTCGTTTGGAACATACTGCCTTATATAGAATCCCTTGCTTGCTAGTGCCTTCATGCTATCTCCTATTCCTAAATTTGGTTATCCTCTACTGTCTGGGCCTCAAGGATGCTATCAGGTTATCCACATTGACCAATGCCGGATTTCGCCACACATCAGCAAGGTCTTTGTTGAAATCTATAACTTGTATGTGCGCCTTGGTTACCCCATGTTTCGCTACCAGGATTCTCATGACCCTGTGGGCCTCTTCCAAAGTGTCGGCCAGAGTATATAAGAGAGTTTCCTCAGTCTCCTGCGGTGGGACACCCCATATAACGAATTCTTTATATGCTTGCATTATGCTATTGCCTCACCTTGAACGTAGCCTTACTCCATGCATACTCCAGTATCTTGTCAAATCCCGAAAGTGTCGCTACTTTTAACAAGAATTGTTCTTGTTGCTTAGGATTGATCATCCCGTGTAATTGTGTAACAAGACTGGCATCACTGGAATGAATTGTGGTTGTTCTCTTTTGCTCTTGTGTGGGATTCCAGAAAGTAACTTGCCCTCTGGCATGTCTAGAGCTTGCTATTGTGCGGAATTTTTCAAGGTTGCGCCTACCCCGCTCTAGTTTTTCCATTGTGGTACACTCCTAAAAATAGAATAGATATATAACACTCTTGCCACTGATCAAGCCGGACATTTTGTCTATAGTCCTGGACGTAGTCTGGGCACGCCCATTTTGATGACAGCTATAGCCGTTCTTGTTTTGTTCTATGGTTACCCCTTCCTGCTTACATCATGCAAGCTGTAATACTTCCTACCATCAAGGCCGATGCCAATAGCAGTCAACATTTTCGGAGCATATCTCCAGGCGTGCAACTCATCTACAGTGACCCATGTGTTAGCAGTGACAGGATTGACCTTCAAGCTATTGAGTTTGTATCGGTTTGCACTTCTCTCTTGTCTCTTGCTCATGTTGACTATCCTTTCTTGATGTATGGTTAGTATACCAGACTAGTACGTGTATGTCAAGTGCTTAGCCTAGCAGTTTTCCAAAATGGAAATAATGTCATATTGGTTTGTGGCATGTATCTTGCCGTCTTTAGTGGTAAGTAACAAAGGTGCTTCATCCCCATATATTGGATGCTCATACCATGCGCCAAGTGAAGTCCTGCCAACTTTTGTTGGGTTGTGTTTTGCGAGATACTCTTTAGCCGTTAGCCGGAATGTATGCGTGATTATGTTTGCGGTGTCGTGTGCCATTAGTTGGCCGTCCTTTCCTTTACAGTGGGGATAAATGCTTCCTTTAATCCGGCACTTTTGATTGCAGCTAGGCTGTTTGTAAACCGAGTGATGACAGCGAGCTGATCCGGTGTCATGTTCCATAACCACTTGAATTGCGTTACTGATATAAACCTTCCAAGTGCTGCTACTTCTAGGCTAGGGATGTTGTCGTGATGTTCGGTTGTCAATGTTCCTCTCCTCATTTGTCAATGTACGTCAAGTGTAGCATGGTGCATAGTCCATGTCAAGTGTTACTCTAGGCAATGTGCCGGAATTGTCAAAACTGCTAGACCGGATAGGGCCGGACATTAGACCGGATTGACCGGACGTTGTGACGTTGGAGTGATGGACTAGTGGACTGGTGGACTAGTGGAGAGAGTAAACTGCTTACGTCCGTTACTCCATAAAAAAGACAGGGACTTGTGCCGTTGGTCAGCGGGCTGACAAGTATTGCACGCTGACACTAGGGCCACCGGAAGAGAGCGCAAGCCCCACCCATCCCCACCATGGCCGAGCGTGATAAGGGTAGTTGATGGTAGTGGATGGATGTTGTCTGTCTACTGTCTGTCTGTCTACTGTCTATGGTCTGTCTACTGTCCACTGTCTTATGTCCGCTGTCCTATGTCCACTGTCCTATGTCTATTGTCCTTCGTCCTGGTTCTATGTCCACTGTCTACTGTCTGCTCTCATACTTCTACCTCACAATACAATCTGCTTACACTTGCTTAACACTTATCTACCACCTTCGTCTTTAGGGCATGGCTTATCATTTACAACCACCTTAGGGTACCTACCCATGCCAGACTTTTTTAGACTACAGACTCTCTCTTGACATACAGTCAGTGTAATAGTCAGTAGTAATATCACCCTTGTCAGACTGGTAGTCCGTCGTAGGCATAAATTACTAGTAATAGTCGAGTAATTACTAGTAATAATTACTAAATTACTAATCTCCCCTCCCCCTTAAGGGGGGGGAGTAGTAATAGTAATTATGTCTTAGACAGACTGTCAGACAGACTGTCAGACATGCTGGGGGTTGACAACAATTAGCCTCTGGGGTTTTAATGGTTAATGGAGCTTTACTTCACTCCCCGAAGTTAGGCTCCGCCATTCTTATGGTATGGGGGTGCATGTGGCACGTAGCGACCCCAAGGTAAAGTCTGATCCCCAACGTGATGCCATGCTTGCTCGGCGTAAAAAGTTTCTTCTTGCGTTTGAGGAATACGGCACGATACAAGACGCTTGTATACGTGCGATGATCACACGACAAAGAGTATGGGAGTGGCAAAAAGATCCTGAGTTTGCCGAGGCTTTTAATGCGGCGCGACAGGCTTTTGCGGAGTCGTTGGAGCGCATAGCCCTGGATAGGGTAAAGAATCCTGATAAGAGCCGGGGGAGTGATGTTTTGCTTCTGGGGTTATTGAATGCCAACCTGCCCAGTAAGTATCGGCCACAGTTCGCCATGAATGAGGATTCGGCTAAGGATCTTATTATTGAGTGGCGTAAGGCGGCACAGGAAGTGAAGAAGGAAGAACCACCAAAAGAGGGTGGATCTTTGCCGGAGCCGTTACAGTCGGAAGTCTTTGAGATCCTTATGAAGAAGAAAGAAGAAGCCCCCAAGGAAAAGGAAGAGCAGGAAAGTGGTTAGCACTAATATGGAACGGAAAGCTATTGCGGAGTGGCTGGAGGAACAGGCTGGCGAGGAGGCATTGTTAGCCGATGGGTTTGAGGGAGCGTTTATCGGTATGTGTGAACGCTTTGGGATGCAGCCCGTGGCAGCGTATGATCGTGATAAGTGTATTGATATTCTTATCCAGAGGGACCGGATGACTTATGAGGAGGCGGTGGAGTTTTTCGACTTTAATGTTATTGGTGCATGGGTTGGGGAATTAACGCCGGTATTTGTGACAAGGAAGCGATGACCACGGCAACGAAGGGGCCTGATTTACGTGACTATCTCTTTTCAAAGGTTGGCTTCACACCTACGAGAGAGCAGGAGGCGATACTGGAATCGCCTTATAGATTCACGCTGGTGGCTGGTGGGGAGCAGGCAGGGAAAAGCCTTATCGCATCTAAGTTCCTTTTATCCAAGTTTGCGGAAACAGCACAGCGAGGACTCTACTGGCTTGTTGCCGCAGACTATGAACGGACACGAGCCGAGTTTGAATACCTGCTACAGGACTTCAGTACACTCGGAGTCCTTAAGGAAGCCTCGAAGCGGGTTGATCCTGGTCATCTCACTCTTGCTGATGGAACCAGAATCGAGACTAAGAGTGCTAAGGACCCTCGGACACTTGCAATGCGGGCACCAGATGGGATACTTGGATGTGAGGCATCCCAACTTGATATCGAAACATTCTTCAGACTCAGAGGACGATGCGCCCCAAAGAGAGCCTGGATGTTCCTTGCGGGAACCTTCGAGGGAAGCTTAGGGTGGTATCCTCAGATGTTTACGGCATGGGCTTCGGGGGCAGACCCAGAGGCGCGTGCCTATTCGTTACCGAGCTATACCAACTTCCATTTATATCCCGGTGGAGCCAGTGATCCAGAGATACTTAAACTTAAAGAACTCTCCAGTGATGACTTCTTTATGGAAAGGATTGAGGGTAAACCCTCACCGCCCAGAGGTTTGGTATTCCCTGAGTTCAGACCTGATGCACATATAAGCGAAGCTGTATATGAACCTGGCGAACCAGTCCATCTCTGGATGGACCCGGGCTATGCAGGGGCATATGCAGTCGAGGTCGTACAGGTCAGAAATGAACAGATATGCGTTATAGATGAGATCTACGAACAGGGACTAGTCACGGATGATATTATTAATATCGCACAATCACGGGAATGGTGGCCCGATGTACGTTTCGGGGTCATTGATATAGCGGGTATGCAGCACCAGGCTATGGCAGCACCTGCGGAAGCGTGGATGGCACAGACTGGATTGTATTTGTCTTCACAAAAGGTGAGGATCAATGAGGGGACGGAGAGACTTAAGGGCTGGCTCAAGATTGATGCCAAGACCCATGCGCCAAGGATTGTATTCAATCCTAAGTGCGGAGGTATTCTCTCTGAATTCGGGGCTGCCCCCAGTCCTTTCGATGGGCAGACAAGAGCTTACAGGTGGAAAGTTGACCGAGATGGGAATATAGTAGGGGATATACCGGAGGATAAGAACAATCACGGAGTAAAAGCCATTATTTATGGCCTTGTTGATCGTTTCGGTTATGGCTACGTGGAAGGGGCCAACCATATCCGCGTGAAGAGGTGGTAAATGGCCAGACGCAAACCTGAAGATATCATTGCATTAGTAGATGCACACTACGATGCAACTGAACCTCTTCGCGACAGGATGCAGGAGGACCACGATCTTTATCGGCTGGAGCCCTATGACGCAGGCGAAGGCTACCAGTCCTATACATCGAATGACCCTAAGACATATGCAGAGAAGATAATCGGATGGGTGGCTGGCGCAGAGATGACTGTGCGTATCCCCCATGATTCCGCAGAGCCTGACCTACGCAATCGGAATGATATGAAAGAGCGGTTCCTTATCGGCATAGCCAAGGCGGCTGATGAACGGCTTATGCGTATGATGCTTCCGGCATTCCGTGATCAGATGGGCTGGTACGCAGCACTTCGTGGATGGGTATCGGGCCGGGCACTTCTTGCGAAGAGAGATGACGGAACCACCTACGTGGATATCACTCCCTGGGACCCCATGCATACCTACTGGGGTGTGGGGCCTGATGGACTGGACTGGGCCTGCTATAAGGTGCCCAAGACTAAGGATCAGATCCTGGCTCAGTACAACATCAAGGTGGACTGGGACAGCGCATACAAAGAAGACGCTATCGAGGTATATGACTTCTACGACAAGGAAGTTAATACTATCCTGATTCATAACGGCTCCAGGGCTAATCCACTGCTGAAGGTAGTGAAGAAGCAGACAACTCATGGCGCAGGCCATGTGCCTGTGTTTATATGCCCTATGGGAGCTAACCCATATATCGTGGCACTGTCGCAATCCAATCTGAGGGACACGATTGCCGACGTGGGGGAAAGCGTCTTTAATTCAACAAGAGATTTATATGGCAAGCATAACTTTATAATGAGTACCCTGCTTGAACTTGCTGCCCGATCCCGACGGCAGGGGCTTATAGTCCGGTCCAGGGACGGCACCAAGACGCTCGATGAAGATCCCTATCTGGAAGGTTCGGAGATATCCCTGGCTCAAAATGAAAATGTAGAGCCGTTGGGACTTCAGGAAGCAGCCAAGGAAACAGGCGCTTTGCTGAACCTGATATCCGGGGAGAAGCAGCGGGGTACTATTCCACACTCAGTATATGGTGAACTACCATTCCAGCTTTCGGGATTCGCAATTAACACACTGCGCCAAGGCGTGGAGACTGTGATTAATAAGTACCTCCGTGGCGTGGAACGGGCCTATCAGATGATATTCAACCTGATAGCAGATCAGTATAGCTCAGGCTCCTTTAAGTCTATGGAAGTATCAGGCATGGATCGTAATCGTATCTACTTTACTGAGGAGATCAATCCTGACGACATGAAGAATACCGGCTCTCCTATCGTGAACCTTGTGGGTCAATTGCCGCAGGATGATATGACCAGATACTCAATGGCCCAGATTGCACGGGAAGGCCCGACACCGCTCCTGTCCGACAGGGCTATCAGGGACCGCATCCTGGCAATACAGGATGCCGACCAGATGGATGACTCTATCAAGGAGCAGATGGCTGAACGGATGCTGCCTGAAGCGGCACTGTGGACACTGCTCCGTGCAGCAGAACGTCAGGGAAGAGATGACCTGGTACGATTCTATGTCAATGAACTGACATCACTGATTATGCAGAAACGTCAGGCTGCTGAGATGCGGAACGCTGGTGCAGCCGGTGGTCCCCCGCCAGGAGGTCCACCTGGAGGAGTGCCTGGGGGTCCCCCTGGCGGGCCCCCAACAATGAATCCGGCGGTAATGCCGCCCGCGATGCAGGGCGTTCCACCTCCAATGCCCACCCCGCAGGCTGGACCTCTGGTGCCTCCGGGCACCCCGCGTCCAGGGGCACAAGGAGGCGTATAGATGGCCGAATCATTGTTTGGCGAGTTTGAATATCTGACAAACATGGCAGAAAAAGCCTATACAGGTGCGGCAATGCCTGTCTTCTGGGCTATGGCTGAGAATAACCTTAGCTTCAGTCAGGCAATGGAAAAGTACCTGGAGCAGCAGGAA